GATTATCAAGTTTTGGAAGCAAGAATTCAGAAGCTAGAAAATGATTTTGATGGCTTAGTCTCTAAGTTGGGAGACTATTTTGGGAAACTAGAACATTTACGAGTAAAGGAAACGGATGAGTGAAACCGTCTTATTTGACCCACAAAACACAAACGTGGAGGTTCGAGATCGGATCCTCCCAGCTGGAAATTACTTTGGTACGATCGAAACGTTCGAGCTCCTGGAGCCTCTGGAGAAGGGCCAGCAGTATCAGATCACCTTCCGAGGGGGTGACGGTACGAGCAGAAGAAGAGGCTGGATCGGACACGAGAATCCAGCAGCTACGCAGATTGGTCACGAGTTCCTGGCGAGAGTTTTTCAAGCGGTTGGGGTCACGGATAAGCTCACGCTAACGAATGGGAATAAGCTGCTTTCTGGTAAGCCAGTCAGCTTTGCCGTGCGAGGCACAGGACAGATGAAAACCAGCGAGCGTACTAAGAAGCAGTACGAACAGACAGAAGTAAAGTACGTATCAGCTGAGAAGGCTGGGCTCCCTCCTTTCGAGGAGGAGCCTGCCTGGGAAGAGTCTTACGGGTCTGGACGAGGCCCTTGGTAAAAACCTGGGAGGGTAAATTCTGGGGCAGCTTTGCGCCACCGAGGGGGTGGACACCAGTCACTGCCACGATACCACCAGATCAAGCGATAGAGTTAGCATCACTCAAGCTCCCTCCCAACATTTGAAGGTCTAATGGATAGACGTGTACAAGTGCTCTTCACTCTCTCGAAGGAGACGGTGGCAGAGCTAGAATCAATTCCAAAAGGAGAGCGCTCACGATTCGCAGAGCGAGCGCTTAGGAGGGAACTTGGAAGCAAAGAATCTACTGGAAAAAGCAGTTCGAGATCTGCAGGAAAGCCGATCGGCAAGACAGAGAGCTCAAGTGGCCTGGGCGAGTCCGAGCGACGAGCCAAGGGAAGAGGTTGAGCAATTGTCTCTTGATGATCAGGACACGAGCTCTGAGGAGCCTGTTGAAGAGCCAGTAAAGTCGAAGAGACGCAAGGACAAGATCTTTGAGGATGTGGCCTCCTTCTGTGCAGATATGACGGTCCCTCCACAGCTGATTGACGGTGTGCTACCAGAGGACTCGGTAGTAGCTCTGTTTGGTCAAGCCAACTGTGGAAAGTCTTTTTTGGCAATCGATCTGGCCTGCTCTGTGGCTACTGGGTTGTCCTGGCAAGGGAGAGCAGTATCTGAAGGTCCAGTGATCTATCTGGCTGGTGAAGGCAGATCTGGACTACAGAAGAGAATCAACGCCTGGCAGGAACAGTTTGGAGTGATACAGCCTCATCGAATGCAGGTTTCGACGAGAGGAGCTGATCTTACTAATGAAGGAGATGTCAGTGCAGTCAGTGATGCCTTAAAGAGTATCACCAAGCGTACTGGTGAGGATCCGAAGCTGATCGTGATCGATACCTTGGCACGACACTTTGGAGAGTCTGATGAGAGCTCTACGAAGGATATGAATAAGTTTGTAGGGCTATTGGATCATCTGAGACGCAGCTGGGACTGTACAATCCTGATCATTCACCACTCTGGAAAGGATGAGTCCAAGGGGATGAGAGGGGCAGGATCCTTAAGGGCTGCAGTAGACGTAGAATATTCCCTGACAAACCAGGACGGGATCCTGACCTTGGCTTGTACGAAGATGAAGGATAGCTCGATCCCAGAGGCAATTGTGCTCCAGTTGGAAGAAGTACAACTGGAGAGCGTAGTGAAGCCAACAGGAGAGCCTGTGACTACGTGTATTGTACGTGGTCAGGGAGAGGAGAAGAAGGTCAAGGGATCATTGCAGGGAAGCGCTCTGACGTTCTGGGAGAGCTTCCTGGAAGTGGAGAGAGCAGCCAGACTGCTCAGTGAGAGTGAGGATCAGGTTCCGCTTTGGTACTTGATCAAGAACGTCAATCAGATCTGTGGGAAGAAGGGGATCAGTCGCTCGATGCTTTCTCATCTGAGAAGCAACTATCGGGATCTCTACAGTGAGCTCCACTCTCTCCTTTCCTTTGAGGGAGAGTACGTTGCCAGACGCTCTGCAATTGATGTTTCACTGAATGTTTAACTAGAGCTTAAACATTGTTTAACTGTTTAACCAAGTCCCTATACGCAGTGTGTTTACGAGTTTGTTTAACTGGGGGTATATATCTCTCCCCCTTAAGGGGGGAGATATACCAGTAAACAGTAACACCCGTAGGACTCCAAACGGATTGTTTCAACAAATGGCAGGCAACCCACTCAAGAAGAAAGACACCAAGATTCGAAATTTCCTGGCGAAGGCTAGATCCCCTGAGTTCTGGGATAAGTTCTGGGAAGAGGTCGCTGCCAGTGAATCCAGAGGGAAGTACCGGGATGTTCTGGATAAGCACAAGATTCCCTACAGCTACTTTGACGAGTACGTGGCGAAGTTCCCTGCTGTGAAGGAAGCCGAAACCAAGGCTCTCCACAAGAGAGATGCTCGCAGAAGTGCTCACACTCTCTCGAGGATTACCGAGAAGCAGTCCCAGAGCGTGGAGGAAAGGCTAGATCGCGGAGAGATCGTAGACTTTCGGGAAGTCAAGGTCACGGCTGATATCAACCGGGATACTGCCAGGATGCTGGATCCTCAGCGATACGGGGAGAAGCAACAGGTGAATGTGACGAATGTTAGCTTTGAGTTTCTCAAGGCTCTCAAGGAGGCGAACGCAGAGCAGTCGCCTAAAATTATCAATCCAGGGAAGGAGCTAACCAGTGGAAACGATCACGATGATTCACCAGGACGGAGACGAGATCACGACTTTCTCGATGACTTTCGAATCGATCAACAGTGATGAGTTGGAAGATTATTTTTCCAGAGCTTGTCAGGCACTGGGTCACTGCTGGGTCAAGGCGGTGGAGGTCCACGGAGAGACGCTCGCTCAACGAGCGGAGCTCCTCGCAGAGATCGCCAACAGGACGGTCCCGAGCTACGAGTGATGTTGGGTGGAGACCAACAAGTGAATCGTGGGTTGTGGATAGATATCAATCGAGAGCCTCTCAGCAGGCGTGTAGAGAGGCGTTTTCGTAAAATGAGGGATAACCCACTGATGGTTTGTCACAGCCCTGTGGTGAGCGTTCTGAAGCCTTGTAGGAGGTGTCAGACGTATAAGCCAGATAAGATGCCGTATTATCGGGAAGGTCAGGCTCTCTGTCGAGCCTGCCAGCGATCGCTGAAGAGATAGGGTTGCCAGTGGTCCCTGAAAACACTGGGCGAGTCTAGGCAACTCGCTGGAAAGGACACTTGCTCGGTGTCCAGAGCTCCGGACTGGGAAATGGGATTCCACGGTCCGGATGCTCGCTCTCAGTCAACGAATGGAAAGGTGAAAATGAAAGATGACCGGATTTGTTTTGATTGCAGGTTCTTTGTGAAATCTGGGGATGCTGTACACGCTGGGTTGGGATACTGCCAGAGATACGCACCAAGACCTAAGCTGTACAAAGACTGGAATGATCTAAGGGCTGTTTGGCCTTTGGTAAATCGGGATGATTGCTGTGGAGAGTGGGAGGAAAAGGAAGGGGTAGGATATAAGGCGTTGGTTGGTGGGGCCGAATGAAGTTATTGAGAAAGTATCTGGAGAAAGTCAGAGCGGAGAAGATGCTTCACGAAAATCTAAACAAGGATAACCAGATGACGGAAGAAGAATACCAGAAAGAATTGGAGAGACTGCAGGAACTGAAGGAAAAGGTTAGACTGTTGGAGGAATTGAAGCGGTTGCGAGATATTGAGAATGGGCTGAAGGGAATGCCTAGTAAGTGGGACTGCCCTGCTTGTGGAGAGGTTGTTTATCCTGGTTGGAGTGTTGAGTGATGGGGGTGTGGTTGCCATCGTGCCGTCATCGCTGATAATATTTCAGCGCTTATCCGCGCTCGTTCATCTTATCTGAATTCCTCTCTAGACCAGTAAATATCAGGGGTTAAGCAGTAGAATCTATATGTTCGATAATATTAGATATAGAACGTATAGCTTGGTTCGGTGGCTATACTAGGAATCGAAGATCCCCAGAAATCAAGGGATCGGGGCCGATAATCACAAAAAGGGCAACAGAAAGGGCAACAAACTCATCATTCTCAGCGCTCCGAGA